GCGATCTGCGCCAGGTAGGAGCCGTTGGAGTGGCCGAGCTTGCGCGACAACGAGGTGGGCCCACCCCATTGGTTGATGAGTGTGCGCAGGTTGGTGCGGCGAGTGTCGTAGACCGACTTCATGGCCGGGCAGGGTAGCAGGTCGGTGCAGCTTGCTGCAATAGCTTTACACACTGCTAAAATACGACGCATGAAAACCATCACCCCCATGCGCAACTGGATGGCCGCGGCCACGGTTGAAGAACAGGAGCTGCTCGCGCAGCGTATCGGCACCTCCCGCGGCATGCTGTACCAGATGGCCGGCGGCCATCGCAACGCGAGCGCCGAGCGGGCCCAGGCGATCGAGCGCGAGACCAAGCTCATGGCGCGCGCCAGCAAGGGCCGGCTGCCGGTGGTCTACCGCACCGACCTGTGCGAGGCGTGCCGGGCGTGCGACTTCGCGCAGCGCTGCCTGGGTGAGAAGGCCGTCGTCTCGGAGTTTCCCATCGTCGACGCCCGCCAGCTGGAGCTCACGCTGTGAGCTGGTGGCAGGTCCTGCTGTTGTGCTGGGCGTTCTACATGCTGGGCTTTATCACGGCCGCGCTGATGGCCGCCTCGCGCGACGATCCGGCCGATGACTACAAGGCGGGGCTCAACGATGATTGACACGCTGCACATCGGCATGCGGGTGATGCTGCCCAGCGGCAACGTCCTGGTGCTGCTGCGTCGCGAGCGCACCGAGTGGATCTGCGAGTACACCGAGCTCGCCCGGGCCCGCGGCCTGGTGGTTTTGACCGGGCTGTTTCTGCGCAAATACGGCCGCCAGGTATAGCCGCTGTACGGTCTGCTAAAGTCTCCCCCAGCCAAACCGAAACTGTCCCGCCATGGGTGGGGGTTCCAGCCCGTGGACAGCGGGTGGGTTTGGCGACTTTTCTGGAACCCCCACCCATGGCGCCTTTTGAAAGTCGCCAATGACCCCTATCACTTCGGGGGGTGTACATGAGTAACGTGCACCGCATCACCCCGCACCTTCGAGACGTCGAGGCCCCCGCCGCCATTCGTGATCTGCCCGCCTGGGTGATCTGGCGCTTTGAGGCCGTGCCCGGCGCCAGCAAGCCCCGCAAAATTCCCTACTACGCCAACGGCGGCAAACGTCACGGTGAACAAGGCGGACCTAAAGACATCGCCAACCTCGTGACCTTCGACGCCGCCAAGGTCGCCGCCGCGCGCCGGGGCTATGACGGCGTCGGCTTTGCCGCGCTTTCCCAATTTGGGATCTGCGCGCTCGACTTCGACAACTGCATCACCGACGGCAAGATCCACCCCCAGGTCGAGGCGCTGCTCGGTGAGACCTACGCCGAGTTCTCACCGAGTGGCCAGGGCATCCGGGTGTTTTTCAAGGGCGACCTGGGCAACGGCAAAGCGATCCGCGGCGGCGAGTTCGGCATGGAGTGCTTCTCGACGCGCGGCTTTGTCACCTTCACTGGCAACACGCTCGACATCACGGAGCTCTTAGGCAACACCGACGCCGTGGCGCCGCTGCCCGAGGAGGTGCTCGCGCTGCACGCTGAGCGCTTTGCGCGCAGCCAGGAGCCGCTTGAGACAGGCTCATCGGGTGAGCCTGCGGGCCTGACCACGGCGCAGCTCGAGGAGTGTCTTAAGGCGTTGCCCACCGACCTGCACTACGACGACTGGCTCATGGTCGGCATGGCCATTCACTGCGAGACGCAAGGCCAGGGGTTCGAGCTCTGGGAGGAGTGGAGCACCAGCAGCCCCAAGTACACCAGCCGTGAGTACAACGAGGAGCGCTGGCGATCCTTCGGCAAGGGCGGCGGGGCCCAGGTCACCGGCCGCAGCCTGGTCAAGCTCGCCAACGAGCATGGCGCCAAAATCAACCTGAACGGCCCGGCCAGTGCCGAGGAGTTCGAGGAGCTGGTGGGGGATGTCCAGGATCTGGACACCCCTGACACGCTGCCGCGCTTTCATTTTGAGCCGGTGCACACCTTCAGCAGCACCAAGGCGCTGCCCTGGATCATCAAGGGCGTGCTGCCCAAGGCCAGCCTGGGCGTGGTCTACGGGGCCAGCGGCTCGGGCAAGTCCTTTGCGGTGCTCGACATGGGCATGGCGATCGCCCGCGGTGTGGACTGGCGCGGCAAGCGCACCAGGCAGGGCAGGGTGGCTTACATCGCGGCCGAGGGCGCTGATGGATTTCGCAAGCGCCTGGCCGCCTACGCCAAACACAACGACGTCGACCTTTCGACAGTGCCGATGACGGTGCTCAACGCCGCGCCCAACCTGCTCGAGAAGCAGGACGCGGTCGACGTGGCCAAGGGCATCCGTGCCAGCGGGGGCGCCGACCTGATCGTGATCGACACCTTTGCCCAGACCACGCCCGGCGCGAACGAGAACGCCGGCGAGGACGTGGGCAAGGCGCTCGGCTACTGCAAGCGCATCCACGAGGTCACCGGCGCCATGGTGCTGCTGGTGCACCACAGCGGCAAGGACGCGACCAAGGGGGCCAGGGGCTGGTCGGGCTTGCGCGCCGCGGCCGATGCCGAGATTGAGGTCTGCCGCGAGACGACGGGGCGCTTCCTGCGCCTGACCAAGAGCAAAGACGGCGAGGACGGCCTGGAGTGGGGCTTTGACCTCGAGGTGATTCAGGTCGACGTCGACGAGGATTTGGAGCCCATCACCAGCTGCGTCGTGATCGAGGCGCAGATGCCGGTGGTGGGCGCAGGCCCGGCCAGGAAGCTGGGTCCGGTCGAGAAGGCGGTCAACGACGTGATCCAAGAGTTCGCGGTGGCGCAGACCGAGGGCATCGAGATTGGCCCGGTGTTGGCCGAGGCGGTCAAACGCATCGAGCCGCCGGCCGATGGCAAGCGAGACACACGCAAACAACGAGCTCGCCGGGCGCTTGAAGCGCTTTGCGCCGGGGACGATGCGCCCTATTGGATTGCAGACGATGGCTGCATCACGATTTGCTGAAAGGACATGGCATGACACAAGAAGACATTATCCGTCTGGCCCTGGCTGCGGGCTTTGAGGAGCCGATCGAGGGTTGGATGGGCCCGGCCTACGTCGAGAGGCTCGAGCGCTTCGCCGCCCTTGCAGCACTCGTGCAGGAGCCTGTGCAGGAGCCTGTGGCGTGGCAAGTAATGGTTGAAGATGAAGCCATGAACGAGTTTTCAATAAAAGACATCGCACATGACTGGTGTATTCAGCAAAAACGTGTTGGGTCACCTTACTCCTATTGGATTCGCCCCCTCTACACCGCCCCACCCGCAGCACACCGTCAACCACTGACCGAAGAGCAGATCCGCGAGCTGTGGGATGGCCGCGTTGTGCCGGTGTTTGGCAAGATCGGCATCAATCCAATCGTGTTTGCCCGCGCGCTTGAGGCCGCTCACAAGATCGGTGGCGAAGCATGAACGCGCAAAGTTTTGCACGTTCACGCATTGCAACGTGCAACGTTTGTGCAACGTTGCACCGTGTTGCAGTGTTGCGAAGGTTCAAAAAGTGCAACGCAACGCAACGTGTGTCTAAGGACACGTTGCAGTGTTGCATTGAATCGGGGGGTTTGACGTGCTGAATGTGCATTCTGTGCGGATTGGGCCCTGGTCGAAAAGGAGCGTGCAAATTATGCAGAAACTGGTCGCACTCAACGAGAACGGTCGACGCATCGGCGAGAGCCACCCGCGCGCCAAACTCCTGGACCATGAAGTCGACCAGGTCCTGGACTTGCTCGACGCTGGTCTGAGCTACGCCGAGGTGGCGCTCAAGTTCGACGTCAGCAAATCCTGCATTGCCCACATCGCGACGGGGCGCCGCCGGGGCCAGGCCGTGTGCCGGATGGTTCGGGTGTCCGTGTCGTGATAGCAAGCCGCTAAATTCGAGCCATGGCCCAACATCCCTTTGACTGGAAACCCGCCTTCCTGGCTGCGCTGCGTGAGGTGCCGGTGGTGTCGCGTGCGTGCGCAGCCGTCGGCATTGAACGCTCGACCGCCTACCGTGCCGCCGAGACCGACCCGGACTTTCGCGCCGACTGGGACGACGCGATGGAGGAGGGCATCGACAAGGCCGAGCAGGAGGCCTTCCGGCGGGCCGTGGAGGGCACCGACAAGGGTGTCTGGCACCAGGGGGTGCTGGTGGGCTCGGAGCGCGTCTACAGCGACGCGCTGCTCGGCCTGTTCCTCAAGGGTCGGCGCAAGTCGGTCTATGCCGAGCGCAAGGAGTTGACCGGCGCCGACGGTGCGGCACTGCCTGCGACCCAGGTGCTGATTGCCACCGGCGTGCCGAGCGACAACGATTTCACCGACCTGGCATGAAGCTGCCGATGCTGCCCCACGACAAGGCCAACCACCTGGCCTACGGTGCTGCGATCGCTGCGGTGACGGCGTTGATCATGCCGCTGCCGCTCGCGCTCGTCGTCTGCGTGCTCGCCGCCGTCGGCAAGGAGCTCATCGACCGCGTCGGTGGGCGCGGCACGCCCGATGCCTGGGACGCCGTGGCCAACGTGGCCGGCAGCGCGCTGGTGCTTGCCCCGCTGTACCTGCGCGCGGCATGAAAACGATCGACCTGGGCTACCGCCCGCGGCAGTGGCAGCGCGAGTGCCACTTGAACCGCAAGCGCTTCACGGTGCTGGCGCTGCACCGCCGGGCCGGCAAGACCGAGCTCGCGTTGCGCCAGCTGCTCGACAGTGCGCTGCGCTGCAACCTCGAGCTCGGGCTGTTCTTCTACGTGGCGCCGCTGCTCAAGCAAGCGAAGACCATCGCCTGGGCCAGGCTCAAGCAGATCGTGGCACCGCTGCAGATGGCCGGCATGGCCGAGGTCAACGAGTCGGAGCTCTGGGTGCGACTGCTCACCAACGGCGCGATGATCCGCGTCTACGGCGCCGACAACCCGGATGCGATGCGCGGCGTGCGCCTGGACGGCGTCGTCATCGACGAGGTGGCCGACGTCAAGCCCGAGACCTGGCGCGAGGTGCTGCAGCCGGCGCTGGCCGATCGCTTGGGCTGGGCCATGTTCATCGGCACGCCGCACGGCATCAACCTGTTCTCGGAGCTGTTCTTTCGCGGCCGCGACCTGGTCGACTGGCACGCCTCGCTGTACACCGTGTACGACACCGACGCGCTCAACCCCGAGGAGGTCGAGCGCTACCGGCAATCGGTCGACGAGAACACGTTCAAGCGCGAGATGCTGTGCGACTTCAGCGCCTCGGGCGAGGACCAGCTCATGAGCCTGACCGACGTCAACGAGGCCTGCCGCCGGCACCTGCGCCAGGACGAGTACGCGCACGCGGCGCGCATCCTGGGCGTCGACCCGGCCCGCTTTGGCGACGATCGCAGCGTCATCTTCCCGCGCCAGGGGCTCTACGCCATGAAGCCCCAGGTCTACCGCGGCATCGACAACATGGCGCTGGCCGACAAGGTGGCGCAGCAGATCGAGCTCTTTCGGCCCGACGCGGTGTTTGTGGACGCGGGCAACGGCGCCGGCGTGATCGACCGCCTGCGCCAGCTGCACCACGAGGTGATCGAGGTGCACTTCTCGGGCAGCTCGAGCCAGGCCCGCTACCTCAACAAGCGCGCCGAGATGTGGTTCGAGATGCGCGACTGGCTGCGCGCCGGCGGCGCGATCCCCGACCTGGTCGACCTGAAGCAGGACCTGGCCGCGCCGACCTACCGCTTCACGCCGGCCGACAAGATCCAGCTCGAAAGCAAGGACGACATCAAGGCCCGGGGCTTGCCCTCGCCGGATCTCGGCGATGCGCTCGCGCTCACGTTCGCGTTCCCGATCTACAAGGACCACTCGGCCGTGGCCCGGGCCCGAGCCATGGGCCTGCCGACCATCGACGAGAACCCGCTCGAGTACGACCCCTACGCGCGGATCTGAGCCCCGGGGTGTCCGTGTTGCAAAGTGCGCGCAGCACAATGCGGCGAACTCACAGGAGTCTGCCCCATGTGCATGTCGAGCCCCAACATTCCGCCGCCTCCGCCGCCCCCGCAGGAAGTCAAACAACCTGACTCGGCCAACCTGAGCGCCAACGCGCGCCGCAACCGCGCCGGCGGCGGGATGATGGGCGGCTCGCTGCTGACGGGCCCCTCGGGCGTGGCCGCGGGCTCGATGACCACCGGGCGCACCACGCTGCTCGGCCAGTGATGGATCAGCCGGTCAATCAACGGCAGCGCATCCTGGCGCGCAAGAGCGCGTTGTGGACCGAGCGCTCGAGCTGGATCACGCACTGGCGCGAGATCAGCGACTACCAGCAGCCGCGCGCCGGGCGCTTTGTCGTGACCGACCGCAACCGCGGCGACAAGCGCGCCAATCACATCCTGGACAACACCGCCGTGTTCGGCGCCCGCACGCTGGCCGCCGGCCTGATGTCGGGTGTGACGAGCCCCGCGCGGCCATGGTTTCGGCTGGAGATCCAGGACAAGGACATGATGGAGTCGGGCCCGGTCAAGACCTGGCTGCACGACGTGGCCGCGATATTGCGCGCCATCTTTGCGAGCTCCAACACCTACCGCAGCCTGCACACGATCTACGAAGAGCTCGGCCTGTTTGGCACCGGCACCTCGATCGTGCTGCCCGACTTTAGCAACGTGCTACACCACTACCCGCTGACGATCGGCGAGTACGCGCTCGCCACCAACAGCAAGGGCGAGGTCGACACGCTGTGCCGGGAGTTCCAGCTCACGGTCGCGCAGATGGTCGAGCAGTTCGGCAAAGAGAACTGCAGCGCCACCGTGCGCAACCTCTACGACAAGGCCAACTACGACGCCTGGGTCGACGTGATCCACCTGATCGAGCCGCGCAAGCTGCGCGACTACGGCAAGCGCGATGGCAAGAACATGCGTTTTGCATCGTGCTACATCGAGCCCGGCAAGGACCAGAACGACAAGTTCCTGAGCGAGTCGGGGTTCGATCGGTTCCCGGTGCTCGCCCCGCGCTGGGTCGTGACCGGCAACGACGTCTACGGCACGAGCCCCGGCATGGAGTGCCTGGGCGATGTCAAGCAGCTGCAGCACCAGCAGCTGCGCAAGGGCCAGGCGATCGACTACCAGGTCAACCCACCGCTGCAGGTGCCGACCAAGTACAAGGAAGCGACCAAGGCGCGACTGCCGGGCGGCGTGTTCTACGTCGACAGCCTGGGCACGCAGCAGGGCGTGCGCTCGGCGTTCGACGTGAACCTGAACCTGCAGCACCTGATGCTCGACATCCAGGACGTGCGCGAGCGCATTCGCAGTGCCTACTACGCCGACCTGTTCCTGATGCTGGCGAACGACAACCGCTCCGGCATCACTGCCACGGAAGTCGCCGAGCGCCACGAAGAGAAGCTCCTGATGCTCGGCCCCGTGCTCGAGCGCCTGCACAACGAGCTGCTGCAGCCCCTGATCGACCTGGCGTTTGACTTCGCGGCCCGTGCCAACATCCTGCCTGAGGCCCCGCCCGAACTCGAGGGCATGGACCTGAACGTCGAGTTCATCTCGGTGCTGGCCCAGGCGCAGCGTGCGGTCGCGACCCAGGGCATGGACCGACTGCTCGGCACCGTGAGCCAGATGGCCGCGGCCAAGCCCGAGGTGCTCGACAAGCTCGACTTCGACCAGATCGTCGACAACTACGGCGACGCCTACGGGGTCGACCCGAAGATCATCGTGCCCGACGCCCAGGTCGCCACCATCCGTCAGCAGCGCGCCGCCGCGATCCAGGCGCAGCAGGCCGCGGCCACCGCCCCGCAGGTGGTGGAATCCGCCCGCACCGCGAGCGAGATCAACACCGACAACCTGCAAGACGTCATGAACGGATTGATGGGTTACAACACGCCGAGCCCCGCGATGACTGGAGTTTGAGATGCGCTTACGCCACGGCACGCCGTTCATCTACGACGACGTCACCGGCGACATTGTCGGGCTGCGCGATCCCGACGGCAGCGACCTGTTCCTGGTGCCCGCCACCGGTACTTGGTACAGCCTGGCCGACCAGACCGCGGACGCCGACACGGCCACGCCCATGACCTGCGACACCGTGGGTTTTGCACGTGGCATTACCTTGAGCAACAACTCGCGCTTTAACGTCTCGCGTCGCGCCAGTTACAACGTGCAGTTCTCGGCAATGTTTGCCAACCCCGAGTCGAGCGCTTACGCCGTGAGCGTGTGGCTGCGCGTCAACGGCGCGGACGTGGCGGGCTCCTGCACCGACCTGACCGTGCCCGGCAAACACGGTCAGGTCAACGGCAAGGCGGTCGCCGCCTGGAACTTCTTCCTGGACCTGAACGCCGGCGACTACGCGCAGTTCGTCTGGTCCACACCCCAGGCCACGCTCACGATCGAGCACATCGACGCGCGCACCGCGCCCGTGCGCCCGTCGGTGCCGGCGCTCATCGTCACGATCAACGAGATCAACGGCCAGCGCCGCTAAGGCGTCGTATCCGTGAGCTAAAGCACGCGCACTACCATGCGCGCGTGGCAACTACCAACGACCCGACAGATCTGCGACGCCAAGAGCGCGATGCCGAAGCCGAAGAGGCGGGGGCACGCGAGATCCGGCGCAAAGAACTGGAGGACCTGCGGTGGTTGCTCGGTCACCCCCAAGGGCGGCGCATTGCCATGCGACTCCTGGACGAGGCGGGCGTGTATCGCAGCTCCTTCAACCATAGCGGCAGCGTTATGGCGTTCAACGAAGGCAAACGACACATGGGCCTGTTCCTCACCGCGGAGTTCATCGAAGCAACGCCCGAGGGGTTTATGAAAGTGCTCAAAGAGTACGGAAAGACCAAAGATGAGTGACGTAGACGCGGGAGCCGGCACACCTTCCAACGACGCCGGGGAACCGACAAACACTGACAGTACTGCTGCACCCGCAGCGGGCACAGCGGCACCGGCGCAAGCCGACGCGGCTGCAGGCACGCAGGACCCGAAACCCACGGAACCCGTGGTGCCCGAGTCCTACGATCTGAAGATGCCCGACGGGGTGGAACTCGACAAGGCAGCGGCCACCGAGTTCACCGCGATTGCCAAGGAGCTCAAGCTCGACCAGGCCGCGGCGCAAAAACTGGCTGACATCGGCGCCAAGATGGCGACCCGTCAGGCAGAAGCGCACGCCCAGCTCGTTGAGACTTGGACCGAGCAAGTCAAAGCCGACAAAGACATCGGCGGCGACAAGCTCGAAGAAAACCTCGGCGTCGCCCGCAAAGCGATCGACACCTTCGGCTCGCCAGAGCTCAAGGCGCTGCTCAACAGCACTGGGCTGGGCAACCACCCCGAAGTCGTGAAGCTGGCGGTCAAGGTCGGTAAGGCCATCAGTGAAGACCGGTTTGTGACGGGCGCGCCGAAAAGCAACGTCTCGAACGATCCGGCCAAAAAACTGTTTCCCAACATGAACTGAAAGGTAAATTCAAATGGCTACCCTCGCTGCAAACAACCCGACGCTCCTCGACGTCGCCAAGCGTCTCGACCCCGATGGCAAGATCGCCTCGATCGTCGAGATCCTGAACGCCACCAACCCCGTGCTCGACGACCTGTCCATGGTCGAAGGCAACCTGCCGACCGGCCATCGCACCACGATCCGCACCGGCCTGCCCGCACCCACCTGGCGCAAGCTCTACGGCGGCGTGCAGCCCACCAAGTCGACCACCGTGCAGGTGACCGACTCGGCCGGTATGCTCGAGGCCTACGCTGAAGTCGACAAGGCTCTGGCGGATCTGAACGGCAACACCGCCGCCTTCCGCCTGTCCGAAGACGCCGCGCACATCGAGGGCATGGGCCAGGAGATGGCCTCGACGCTGTTCTACGGCAACGAGGGCACCGAGCCCGAGGCCTTCACGGGTCTGGCTCCGCGCTACAACGCGCTGTCGGCCGAGAACGGCGACAACATCATCGACGCCGGCGGCAACGACACCGACCTGACCTCGATCTGGCTGTGCGTCTGGGGCAACCAGACCGGCCACGGTATCTACCCGAAGGGCTCGCTCGCCGGTCTGCAGATGACCGACAAGGGCCAGGTGACGGTGGAGAACGTCGACGGCAACGGTGGTCGCATGGAAGCCTACCGCACCCACTACCGCTGGGACTGCGGCCTGACGATCCGCGACTGGCGCTACTTCGTGCGCATCGCCAACATCGACATCTCGGCCCTGAACACGCTGGCCAACACCAAGGACATCATCAGCTGGATGATCCAGGCGTCGGAGCGTATTCCCGAGATGGGCAAGGGCCGTGCTGCGTTCTACATGAACCGCCGCCTGCGCGAGAAGCTGCGCCTGGGCATCCTGGAGAAGGTTTCCTCGAACCTGACCTGGGAAACCGTGGCCGGCGAGCGTGTGATGACGTTCGACGACATCCCCGTGCGCCGCACCGACGCGCTGATCAACACCGAGTCCCGCGTCGTCTAAGCCGCAGCCTCTGAACACTGAAAGGAAACCATCATGATTCTCGACAACACCCTCGAGTTTGCCGACGCGGTGAGCGTTGCTGCCAGCGCTGGTACGGCCAACATCGGCGACGTGATCGACCTGTCGGTCGCTCGCGACGTCGGTAACGGTGAGCCGATGTACCTGGTCATCAGCGTGGACACGGAGATCATCACCGGCGGCAGCGCCGGCACGATCGCCTTCCAGCTGGTCTCCGACTCCAC